CGTTCTCCGTTACACGCATATTGACCAGATATCGTAGTAGGTTAATGAGTTTTTGCATTGCGTTTTGCTTGCTTTACGTTGTGGTGTAGAATCTGGAATATAGTATATAGGCCCTCTTCGTCGATGTCGTTCAGCGTGCCGAGTGCCCGATCCCGTGCCAGTTCGTAGGCTACATCTGTCAATGTGAACTTCGGGCCGGCATCGTGGGCAGTTTCCTCGCTGCTGAAGATCGTGCGCATGTCGATCTGTTCCCCAGCCACAACTATCGTCCCGGTCTGGAGAAATTTGACGCAGGCGGAGAACCACATGAGAATCGTCTGTTTCTGCCACGGAGCTAGCCGGCGGGCACGGCATACGTCCCGCTCAAAAGTCTCGTGACGGATGGGGACGATACACCGGCCGGCCCGGTTGGCTTGCTTCGAAGGCTGTCGATACAGGAAAGCGATCATCCGGTCGAGGGCCGCGGGTTGCCGGGTGTTCAAGAATTCGTCGCGGGCGATCAGGGCATTCCGAAATTCCACGAGAATCAGGTCTTGCAGAGCGTCGGCCGGCCCACGCAAACGATGGCTGCCGATATGGATTTCGGGCAGCGGATTATGTATGGTGTCGAATGTCGGGAGCAGACCGTCCTCGGTGTCGGTAAACAGCCAGCCGAGGAGGTTTTCGCAAAGCAGAAAAATGTTGGCATTCTTCTGTTCGGCAACGGCTCGATTGAGTTTTTCCCACATTACCGAACGCCATGTCCGTTTGATACCGAGGAGAAGATAGAGGACGCGCACATGAAACTCAAGCGGAGATATGAGGCCGGATTCCATATCCCAAAGCAGGCGCATCGTAACGCGGGCTTGTTCCGGTGTCATCTCGCTCCATTTCGAGGGGATTTCCCTGCATACGCCGATAGCGGGTATTTCGATCGTATTCATTATTGAACAGAAAAGAATTTGTTTCGGGGATCGTTGTCCGGTAGAAGAGAGTATTTTTCCACAGTAGCCGATAAAGCCTCGTGAAACTCTTCGAGGGCGGTTGCCGCCTGATGATCGAGGGCTGAAAGGTAGAATTTCAACGCATCAGTGGAGGGGGTCTTTCCGGCTCCTTTACCCTGAAATGAATCTGTAAACCGCTGCGAGATCCCAATCGGGAATACGGACACCGAAAGTCTCTGGACGGCTATCACCATCGCCTTCAAAGCTACAAAACGCCGCGCTGCAAGAGCCGTGTCTGAATCTATGTCTGACAGGAGCGACATATAACGATCTCCGGCAATCGGCCTCACAAAGCGCTGCTGCACTTCGAGGATGAAGGGTATAAGCGTATAGAAGGTGTAGAACGAGCCATCGAGCGGGTAGATGCTTTCGAATTGGTCGAGGGTACGGAGAATCGACTGTTGTTGCTGGGTGCGCAGCGGCGAGTCCTTCCACTCTTTGATGTCCGTTTGCTCAAGGAAGAGATACAATTCGTCGAGCGTTCGGAAGAATGTATCGCGCAGAACCGCATCGTCCTTCTCGATCTGCCATGCCCACGGCAGTTTTTCGTTTTCGCTGATTTTTACCTTTCTGCCGCTGTCCTCATGGCTCACGAGGTTTCGCTGGTAGAAGTGATGCATGGCTTTATACGCCACCGGCAACTGAACCCGCCGTACGAGCATG